AAAAGGATGTTCAAACCAGATTATGAAAGAATGTGGAGAAATAAATAAATGATAACAACTTTAGACTTTAAGCAACTAGAAGGATTCTTTGCAAAATTGGATCAGAAGAAAGGTGGTGGTGGTTATTATTCTCCTCCCCCAGCCCCTGACCCAGTAGCTACGGCCCGAGCACAAGGTGCTGCTAATAAAGAAGCTGCTGTTGCCTCGCAAGAATTAAACATGATAAACCAAGTGAGTCCTTTCGGAAATTTAGACTACGACCAAACTGGGACTTCTGCTGCTGATACTCCACAATATACAGCTACCTCAACACTTAGCCCATCAGGACAAAGGCAACTTGATCTAACAAACCAAGCAGGGGAGAAATATGGGGAGACTGCAAACGCACAACTTAACCAAGTTTCAGGCCAGTTATCAGCCCCTGTTGACTTCAGTGGATTAGGCGCGGCCCCAGTAGCGGATTTAAGCACTCTTGGTCAAGCTCCCACAGCAAACTTTAATAACTTGGGTGCGGCCCCAGTAGCTAACGAACAGACAAGGCAAACAGTACGACAATCTATCCAAGACCGGGAACAACCTTATCAAGAAAGAAAACTCGATCAGTTACGAAGTCGGTTAGATACACAGGGGATTGCCCAAGGGTCAAAGGCTTATTCAGATGCTATGTTTGATTACAATAGAGGATTGAATGATTTTAACCTAGCGGCAGACAACCAAGCCTTAAACCAAATGTCTCAATTGTACGGACTCCAATCTGACCAAAGAGGGAGAGCTACTAACGAGATAGGTCAGCAATTTGATTTTAGCAATCAGGCAAGAGATAGAGGTTTAAGAGATATAGAAGCGCAATATAGATTAGACGCTAACGCAAGAGATCGAGGTGTTAATGAGTTAGTCCAACAGAGGCAGATCCCACTCAATGAGTTGGCTGCCATGTTGTCTGGATCACAGGTTCAAGGTCCATCTTTCCTGAACACGCCACAACAATCGATGCAAGCAGGGGATATTCAGGGCGCGACTTACGCTAATTATAATGCTGCAAACAACGCCTACAACCAACAACGACAAGCAGACAGTGCTGGCAAGGGGTCTATGGGTAGCACTCTCGCATCTTTGGCTGGTACTGGGGCGCAGCTGTATATGTCAGATAGACGGGTCAAAGAAAACATCAGAAAGATTGGTCAACTCGCTAACGGTCTTTTTGTTTATATGTTTAATTACATTTGGGGTGGCCCTCAACAAATCGGGGTCATGTCGGATGAGGTTAGGAAGATCAAACCTCATGCAGTTATAGTTCATCCTAGTGGATATGATATGGTCAATTATGAAGAGGTACTCTCATGAGAGGAAGAGGAATAGGAAGTTATAGGTTAGGGGATAAATACGTTTCACCTGATAGGAAACTGTCTGAATTGTTAATGCAAGAAAGTGCTAGGAAAGGGCCAGCTTATCATTGGTCTGATACTTTGGGAAGGATAGCCCAAGGTCTAACTGGAGGTTATTTAGCAGGGCGAGATCGGAAAAACCAGAATGCAGCTAACGAAGCATTTACAAAAGTGGAAGCTGATTCATTCACGAGACAGCCTATGATAAGTGAAGAACAGGCTAGAGGGAGCAATCAGGTTGGTGCTATATTGGATCAATATAACGACCAGAACCTGATGGAAGGCCCGATGGTACAGGAAAATGTGAGAAGAATCGGTAAGCAACAAGACAGAATCACACAGGCAGAAGACCGTATAAAGGAGGCGAACAATCCCGGAACTGTTTATAATAACCCAGCAGATAGAGATAAGCGTATCGAATTTGAAAACAATAGTATCGCAAATGCAAATGACATGATTGATCAGTATGGGGATAGGTTCAATGACCAGATGGCAATTGGCAAAGGCGATAGAGACATTTTTGTTGATAAAGAGATTGCGCGTCAACGAGAGGCAAGCGAACAAAATGTATTAGACAAAAAAATGCCTCAACTGGATTACTCAATGCAAAACTTGCGAGGGCTGGAAAACAACCCATACGCACAAAGGTTATTGCAAGGCTTGATGATGAACCAAATGCAAACGGACGCAGCTTCACGTTTGGCTGGGACTGCTAGAGATCAGAAACTTGCTGATGCAACAAGAGATAGAGGCTATGCGGTTGAGGATCGGGATAAAAGGATAGGATCAACGGCTCCAAAAACGCAAGAAAAATTCTTGGCTAATGGGCTGGTTCAAAGACAGAACTATGTCGGAGGTGAGTGGGTTGATGATGGGGTCCCATTCGATAAAAACCTAAGATCAGTAGCGTCACAGGAACAGGCGGTAACTCGGGGGCGAGCATCAAAGTCTTTCTTTGATGCAGATGTGGAAAGGGAAAAAGCACAGATAAAGACTGAAGCTAGGGATGAAGCAACTAAATCCAAACCACTACCAACAGCGGCCCTAAAGATGCAAGAAGACCACATTGACGCAATTGGGACTGCTAAAGGGCTTGACGCTGACTTGGGAAAGTGGGACGAGATGATTACAAGTGGGAAACTTGATCTAGGTTTTTTTGCCAACCCTCTTAATGCAGCTAAAACCTATACAGGGTTTGGTGGAGATGAGCAAAGTAGAAATTATAGTTCTTTTAAGACTAGCCTTGAGAAAATGCGTAACGATTCTTTGCGTCTAAACAAGGGTATCCAGACAGAGGGCGATGCTCTGAGGATATGGAAAGAATTAATTGACGGTATCAGCGATGAGGATTATGTGTCTCAACGCCTCAAGGAATTGCAAGCCGTAAACAAGAGGGCTGTTATGATAAGAAAATTCCAGATCGACACGATCAGGAACAACTATGGCAAAGAGTCAATGGATGAGACTCCGACACCAACAGCGATACCGGGGACAAGTGGCGAAGAAAAGAATTTTGTTTATGTGAAAGGCAAAGGGGTGATTCCTGAGAAAAGAGGTCAGAAATGAAAACTGTTACAATGCAGGATGGGCGAAAGATTAAATTCCCAGACAATATGAGTCCACAGGAGATTGAGGCAGTATTGGACGAAGAAAGTGGAATATCGTCAGAGATTGTGCAACCTTCACCACCACAGAAACAACAACAATTGCAACAGCAACAACAACCAGATCAAGGAGAAGTTCCTTGGCAAGAAGATGTCAAAGGGTTTGTTCGTACTGCTGGGAGTGGTATGACTTTTGGTCAGACGGATAGATTAGCTGATTGGGCGCAAGAAAAAGAAAATGAGTGGCGAGAAAAGTTTGATATGTTGCCATCCCCTGATAGCAGAACAAGCAAACAAGTAAGAGATGAATTTAAAGACAGAAACCCGACAACGGCATTAATCACTTCAATCTTATCTGGGGTGGGGAACCCATTGTTGAGAGGTGCAGGGAACTTGGCAATGGCAGGGAAAAAGTTGCTCCCGAAAATAGGTAAAGGCTCTGTTGTAGGGGGAGCAGGTAGTGGGCTTCAAGTTGCTGGTGAGTCTGAAGGATCTCTATCAGAGCGATTACAAAAAGGAAAGGATGCAGCTATAATTGGGGCAGTTACTGGGGGAGCAATCCCCGGAGTTGTTTCTGGTGTTAATAAAGGGGCTAAATCAGTAAAGGATTTAGTTTTAGGATGGGGTGGTTCTAATACGCAAACATCCAACGCAGCAAGACAGATTTCAGAAGCACTTAAAAAAGAGGGGCTTACCCCGAAATCTGCATTGGAAAAAATGAAAAAAATAGGACCAAACGCAACTATCGCTGATCTTGGTGTGAATCCACAGAATTTATTCTATGCTCAAGCAGCTAGACCGGGTGGTGGTCAAAAGAAAGCCTTAGATTGGGTTAATGATCGTCACATCGGGACAAGGGATATTGATAATAACTTAATTGGTGGTAACACCAATAGGGTCTACCAAACACTTGAAGATATGCCATTTGGGACTGGATACCATGATAGATCATCGTTTGACAAAGCCCAAAAATTAGCAAGTGAATTGTATAAGAAAGCGAATGATGCCAATTTAGTGATAAAGAACGACACTGTTGACAAATTGTTGCGTAGACCGAACATGGATGAAGTTATGAAAAAAGCAGGTGATGGAATGCGTATGGAGGGGAAAAACGTCAGCCAGTATAGCAAAGAGGCAACAGAGGATTTTATAGAGGGTGGTGGCAAGGGGAAAATTGGAGAAGGACTCAAACTAGAATTTCTCAACGAAGTTAAGAAAGTATTATGGGATTTTGAGGAAGCTGCTAAAAATGCAACAACTGGGAAAAGTACACAACTTAGCAACGCATACAATTCTATTCGTAGGGAACTAACAGAAGCTCTTGATGAAGCAGACACCACTGGATTTTATAGGGAAGCAAGGAAGGTTGCAGGGGATAATATTGGCAACCAGAGGGCGTTGGACAAAGGTCTTAAATTTATGCGAGAGGGCATTGATTCAAAGGAGATGTCTGGGACTCTTGAAGTTATGACACCACATGAGTTGCATAATTTTAGAGTAGGTGCAGTTCAGGCTCTTAAAAAAACAGTCGAGAACTCATCCCCCACGGCTAATGCCACCCAACAATTGATGGGCAAGAAAAACATTGAAGATAGACTCAAACATATTTTTGGGGATAAAGATATATTCAAGAAATATATAGATGATCTTGTGAATGAAAATCAGATGTATAGTACATTTAAAAGAACTCAAGGCTCACAGACAGGTAGCAATACGGCAACTATAGATGAACTTTCTAAGCCTGTGAGCAAGGTTATGACAGGATATGAACAGTTAAAAAGAGGTAGCCCAGTGTCGTGGTTAGCTGGTGCGTTAAATATATTTGGTGGATTAAAAGATAAAACTCTGACCTCCCCCGGTACATCGAGGAAGTTATCAGAGTTATTAACAGGGCGAGATGTTAGCGCATTAGAAAAACACGTTATTGCTAAAGAGATGAGCAATGCAGGTCAAGGGAAACTAGCACAACGACTGCTATCTGGTGCATCCGTAGGGATTGGCTCAAATAACTCAGGGAGATAAATAAATGGCAAGAAATGGATCAGGTACATATTCAAGGACGCAATCAGATTATGCGTTTAATACAGTTATCCAAGAGACTCAGATCAATTCTGAGCTAAACGATATCGCAACGGAGATATCAGCTTCGCTTGAAGTCTCAGGGAAAAAGACTTGGACGGGGAATCAGAATGCTGGCTCGACTAAAATCACGGCTTTAGCTGTCGGAACCGTAAACACTGATTCTACAACATTGGGTCAATCGCAAAATAGTGGATCTCAATATGCTACTGGGTCAGGGACTAACACGATTGTGGCAACAATGGCTCCAGCCATAACGGCTTATGCGGCTGGGCAAACTTTTAGAATAAAGATGGCAGCCGGGGCAAATACTGGAGCAACGACTATCAACCTAAATAGCTTGGGCGCGAAGGCAATAACAAAGAAAGGGACTACAGCATTAGCGGCTGGGGATATTCCTGCTAGTACGATGTTTGAGATCGCTTATGACGGCACTCGATTCCAGTTGTTAAATGTTGGGACGGATGTTGGTATCACGGCAAGTTCTACTGATTCTTTAACCAATAAGACTTTTGATGCAAACGCTACAGGGAACAGCCTAAGTAATGTAGATGTAGCTGACCTTGCAGCAGGAACAGACGGGCAACTAATCACATGGGGTGCTGACGCAGCAGCGACAACGGTAGCGGCTGGAACGTCCGGGCATTTTCTTAAATCGCAAGGAGCAGGTTCAGTCCCAGTGTTCGCTGCGGTAGCTGCTTCTTTGGCTAATGTTGTAGAAGATACAAGCCCTCAGCTAGGTGGACAGCTTGATGTTAACGGTCAGGCAATTGGAGATGGTACATTAGAATTGTTAAAATTTACAGAAACAGGAAGTGCAGTTAACGAATTTACTATTGCTAATGCTGCAACTGGTGGAGGCCCAACTCTTTCAGCAACTGGGACGGATACAAATGTAGGAATTAATATTACACCAAAAGGAACGGGAGTTGTCACAATAACATCAACGATGAACCCATCAATTTCTAGCACGGGCAAAGCCTTAGTGTTGGGCTTCTAGGAGAATACTATGGCAAGCGAATTACTAAAAGTATCACATACCGCTGGAGTCACTAACAGCGAATCAGTATTGATTAACGGAGCGAGTGGTCACACTTATACTATTCTCTCAATTCTTATTTGTGAAACCGCAGGGGCGGCAGAGACATTTGACCTTTACATCGATAATGACGGGGGTGGAACGGATTTTGAGATCTATTCCGATCAAGCTCTCGCAGCTAATGCAACATTTGAGCATACAACTAAATTCGTCATTGAGGGAACTGACCATTTATGTATGGCAACTGCTAGTTCTGCTAATGTGGATGTGGTTGTTTCGTATCTTGACCAAACACTATAAGGATAAATTATGAGCGGATCAGTAGGTACTAATTCAAGTCGTAGATCAGGGTCTATAGGTACAGCAGCGTCAGGGCCTACAGTTTCATCAAGTGACCCAGCAATTGATACCAATGCAACATTAGGCACACAATGGGCTAATAGCACGAGTGGAGAATTTTACATTTTGACTGACGCTACGACGGATGAAAATATTTGGACTAATGTGGACGCAGCAGGTGATGATATAACCCCTCCTGCTTCAATGCGTGGTAGCAGAGGATTCTCAGCTTGCGGTCACAGCAAAGATTCAATCGATTACTGGGCCATTGCTACTCTTGGGAACGCAACAGATTTTGGAAACGCTGTAGCACATACCGACGGTAAAAAAGGAGTGACAAATATAACAAGAGCCGTAATTTGGAACAATAATGACACCAACGTAATTGAGTACATTACTTGCGGAACCACTGGGAATGCACTCGATTTTGGAGATGAAACAACAGGCACAGATCAAGGTAATGGGCCTGAGTGTGTGGGAAATGGAACAAGAGGAATTGCTATGGGCAGATCCGAAAGTGACATCGTAGATATCGATTACATCACTATTGCTTCTGCTGGGAACGCAACAGATTTTGGAGATAGAACACAAGCTGGAGGTAGGGGTGGACGAGGAGAAAATGAGACCAGAGGCGTTTGTATGGGTGGGGCAGGAACAAACGTAATTGACTACATAACGATGGCTACGACTGGAAATTCCACAGATTTTGGTGATAGGACAACTTCTAATTACAACGGTGGGGGCGTTGGGGGAGGTGGAAGAGCTATGAGTATTGGGGGCCATTCAGCTTTAACAACGATGGAGTTTGTAACGATAGCTACGACAGGTAATGCAACAGACTTTGGGGATTTGACCGTTGGGGCTAGAGGGTGTGACGCTTGTTCAAATGACACAAGAGGAGTTAGAGCTGGAGGGGTTACGAATCAGGTAACTCTGGATTACTGGGCGATGGTAACAGCAGCTAATGCCGTTGATTTCGGGGATCTCAACGATGGGAAACAATACACTGGATGTTTTAGCGGAGTACCTTTATGACAAGTAGTTTGGTTTTATCTGAATCGTTACTCAATGAATTGTTGCCAGAAACTACTATTCCACAAGAGGGGTTGCAGAAGATATGTGATCGTTTACCAGAATTAAATCGCGGTAAAAAAATTGTAGGAAGAAGAAACAGCCAAACTACCTCTACGCTACAGTCGTTAGCAATGATTGCCGATTCACCTTATCGGCAGATGAAGCAGTGTTTATCACAGATCGACGCTAAAAGAAATGCTTTAATCGAGGCACACTTTACGGCTAAGAAAAATAAAGCAAAGATTAAAGTCTGGATAGAGGAAAACACTGAACTATCTCTAGTAGAAGCGGAAGAAGCTACTGTAGCAAATGAAGAGATGAAATCTAGTTGTGAAAATGCGATGAAAGAAATTGGGATGTTCCAAGATATGTATGAGCAAATTAGAACGGCTCATAATATACCAGTGGATTGGGATGAGGAAGATTATGAAAGACAAGAAATTGCCAATGCTTTAAGAATGGGGTTTCGCCAAGCCATACAAAACTTGATGTCCACAAATAGAATAGCGGTTTCAACCGTAGAATATTGGGAACAGTTTGGAGTACATCCAATGGTTGGTGAAAAGTTAACCAGAGAATATATGGCTTCAGTTGAAAAAGAACTCAAAGAAAATAAGCTGCCAAGTGTCAAATCAATGCACGATTTCCTAGAGAAGATGGTTGAAACTTTTAAAGAAGAACACAAACACTCGCTGACAAGAATAGGGGTTGATGCAATTGTAAATCATCAATACGCTTATAAGAAAAAAGGAGAACCATGTCAGGAATCGTAGGCGATAATACAGACGATGGATCTGGAGTAATCAACACTCCTGCTAGTGGAGCAACAGTAAGCTCTTCAGATCCAACAATCACAACTAACGCAGTCCTTGGGACACAGTGGGCAAACAGTGCCACAGGTGATTATTACGTCTGCACTGATGCAACTACGGATGCAAATGTTTGGACTAACGTAGATGAAGCACAGGACTCAATACAGCCTTGGACATACGGAGGAACATCTTATGGGTATTGTAGTGGGGGGTATGATGGGTCTGCTACAAATGAAATAGATAAATATAGCTATTCTTCAACTGGTAATGCGACTGACGTAGGCGATGTGTCAGTAACCCGTTATAATCTTGTGGGGTGTCATTCAGGGACTCACGGTTATTCTAGTGGGAATGAGCCAGCAGGTAATGTTATTGATCGATTCCCATTTGCGAGCGATACGAATGCCAGTGATGTCGGAGACTTGGCAGCTAACCACAGCGGTGCGAGTGGTACTTCATCAGAAACGAATGGATATGTTGCGGGAGGGAATGGCCCTATTGATGTTATTGATAAATTTAGTTTTGCGTCTGCTACACAAAACGGTGCGGATATCGGGAATTTAACTGTCGGACGTGCTTCCCCCGGACATTCATCATCACCTAATCACGGATATACGCATTGTGGCTCTACTGGGTCTGAGGTTGATGTTATTGATAAATTTGCCTTCGCAAGTGACGGAGACGCAGCGGACGTAGGGAACGCAGTCCGTGGTGGCGATATAGGATGTTCGGGTTCTAGTTCAAGCACACATGGATACATTGTTGGTGGTAACCATGCATACGAAATCGGCAAATATTCTCACAGTTCAGATGGAGATAGTACGGATATCGGCGATTTAACAGATGATCAGCATAAATACACAACGGGATCTTCATCAACAACTTATGGATATAGATCTGGTGGGGGAAACCCTCTTTCAAATGTGATTGATTACTTCCCATACGCAAGCGATACAAATGCCAGTGATGTAGGAGATTTGACTGTAGCCAGAAATTATGCTGCTGGCCAAAGTTTTTAAAAAAAGGAATTTATGACAGATTTGATTTTAAAAAGTTTCAACGGTGTAGCTCAACATAAGTCTTATGGCGGTAAGACGTTACAGCAGAATCTAGAATCCGCAGAGACAGCTATCGCTAAAGTTCAATATACAGAACGCATTTGGGATCGTAGTCGTTCACAGTACACACTCAAGTTCCTGACTTGTTCCAATGCTGATGGTTGGTTGAGGATGCGTCAAATCAGTGCAGAGATGAATCGTAAGAGGATGGCATTGTCTGAGGCTAAGTTCGGTTATATGAAGAAATTAACTGAAGCTAAGATCAAGCGTGATGACATGCTAGAGGAAGCTAATGAGAACAAGAAGTTGCTGTTAGAAATAGAAGCAGCAGAGTTTGAGTCACAAGCTGCGGAAACTTTAGTCAAGGTAGAAGGAGCGTTAAAGGAATGTGAAACGCTTGCACAAATGCACGATGCTCTTAAAGAAAAGTTAGGGAATATAACAGAAGAAGAATTTGAAAAAGCACAAGTCAAATCTCACATTAAGCGAGCCACGATGCAAGCTGTTAGAGATGTGAAAGAAAAAGGACGAATCGGAACTGGCAACGCTGAATATTTAGAACAATCTGGGCTGTGTACCAGTGCAATTCAAAAAGAAATCATGTCCTTTATTGAGCAAGAATCCAAATCAAACATAGGTGACACAAGTCTTTTGCATAAATTTCTTGATGCTATTGCAGACAAATATGAAGGGGCAGCAATACAACAGGCAGAGTGGTTAGGATTTGATCCACATGCAGATAAAAACTTTACTTACGAGCCATAATGTTCTTTGTATTCCCACAGGCTATTAAGCCTGAGATTTGTGATCAAATAGTTACAGATTGTAAACAGAATATTTTAAAAGAAGCATCGGTATTAAGTTATGACAGTAAAGGCAGAGATGATCCAGATATTAGAAAAACTGCTATTCATTTTATTGCTGACAAAGATAACAAGATTAACGAATTGGCGTGGCACTTTTTAAGAGAAGCAAACAAGGTGCAATTTCATTATGACCTTACATTTTTTCAAGCCATACAATTTGCGGAATATAAAGACGGGGGATTTTATGGGTGGCATCAAGATGCTAGTGGGATTGATCCAAATAACGAAACGAGAAAGCTGTCATTGACTCTAGTGTTATCAAACCCAAATACGTTTGAGGGTGGGGAGTTGCAGTTTTATTCTGGTGGCAGACCAATGGAAGACATGGGTGAGATTACAGGAGAACAAGTCCAACAAGACATTCAAGCACAGGGAAGCGTTATATGTTTTGATTCACGGGATTTTCATCGAGTTACCCCAGTAGTTAAAGGCGTGAGACACTCAATAGTATGTTGGACAGTTGGCCCTAATTTTAAATAACAGGAGCAAAGTATGACAATTATAGAATATAAACTACACCCAATACCACAGGGGGGAATGAAGATCCCTGACTTTGTTGATGATGGTGGATACTGGGGGAACCCAGATGATCATACATTGATTGGCACCGTGCCTGATGGTGTCGAATATTATGTACCAGACACAGTAACGACTTTCACATTAGCACAGTTACAAGCTCGACAAAGAGCGATTCATGCTAAGTATCCAATGAAAGTAGATTCAACAGAAGACGCAGATGATATGAATGACACTGAAGTAAATGCTGCTATAAAAGTATGGGTTGATGCTAGATGATAAAGGAGAAAATTTGGTAAAAACTTTAGGGTTGATTTTATTTATAGCACATGTGGTAGGGTGTAATAGCATGATAATTGGGTACATGGTGGGTGCAACGAATAGCGATAGTGGTGGTATTATTAGGCAATTAAAAGGAAGCGAAAGATGATCGAAGAAATTAGTTCTTTAAAAGAGCATATCACCGAAAAGTTTAAAAACCACGAAGAAATAGAAGCTCTTAGGCATAAGCGTATTAACGAACTCCTTGACCACTATAACAAGGAAATAGAAGATAACGAGGGCACTATACGCAGAGTCCATTCTCGTGTTGACCAAATAGAAACAAAGATCAAAACAGTGCAAGGCATAGGTGGAGTAATAGCAACAGCGTTAGGAGCCGCAGCCGCTTGGATAGGTATTACTGGGGTAAAATAACAGTTTAAACTAAAAAAAGGAGCTAAAATATGGACATGTTCATAAATCAGCCTTGGTATGCGATGGCAGGGGAGCTTGTATTAATTGCGAATATGCTAACTATGTTTGTGCATAAACACTGGGCTAAAGACAATGAATTTCTGGGTACTGTAATGACGTTATTAGACTGGGTTTCTTTAAACATACTCAAGAATAAAAATGAAGAAGTAAAAGGGAAATAGTTAATGCCGTTAATAACTGATCTTGGTAAAATAGGCGTAGTTAAAGATGTATTGCCTTATCAACTTCCGCAGAATGCTTTTTCAGATGGGCAGAATGTAAGGTTCTATGAAAACTCTGTAGAAAAGTTTTTAGGCCATACTAACGCTTTTAGTGGTGAGATAGAAAGCCCAATTGTACAGCCTTATTGGATGACATCTATCAGACAAAGTTCTGACATGTATGTTGTTTATGCAGGCGAAAAGAAAATTTACGCAACAGAAGGTTCTACACATTACGACATGACAAGATCCACTGGGGGTGATTATTCTATGAATACATCCAAAGGGTGGACAGGGGGTGTCATGGGTGGCATCGTATTTCTTAACAATGGTGTTGATTCCCCACAGGCTTGGGTTGGGCCACCTTCCTTAACAAACAGATTAACAGATTTAGCCAACTGGCCTTCTGGGGCTTTGTGTCAATCGTTGAGATCGTTTAAGCAGTTTATGATTGCTATGGACTATACAAATGGGGCTGGTACACATTACCCAAGACTTATTAAGTGGTCTACGGGTGCTAGTTTTAATTCAATCCCTAGCAGTTGGGATGAAACAGATTCCACATTAGATTCAGGTGAATATGAGCTTGCTGATACACCCGGAGTTGTTATCGATGGGGCAGAGCTTAGAGATACTTTTGTTATCTACAAAGAAGACAGTATATGGGGAATGCAGTTTATTGGCCCACCGTTTGTTTTTAGATTTTACAAAATTAGTGAAACGACAGGTGCCTTGTCAAGACGTTGTATGGCTGAAATAAACAATGGTCATTTTGTTTTTGGTATTAATGATTGTTTTATTAATGATGGACAAAACTTAACTAGCGTGTTGGATCAGCGTATGCGTAGAGAAGTATTCAACAATATAAATACCTCTAATTTTGACAAGTGTTTTGTAGTCCCTTATTTCCAAAGATCAGAGATATGGGCTTGTTACCCAGATAGAACTGCTGACTATGCTAATAAAGCAGTGGTATGGAATTGGAAAGACAACAGCATCGGATTAAGAGATTTGCCTAACGTAGCATATATACATGCAGGAGCCGTACCTACTATTATGGGTGGCGGTGATAGTACCACTTGGACAGGTGGATCTACTTGGGATAATTCACTGGGGCAATGGGATGAAAGTACAACCTTCAATATTACCGAAACAAGACTGTTAATGGCATCTCCCGGCCCTTTGGGTGGTAGCGGAGAAATTTACTTAGCGGATTCAGGTAACAATGTTGGCACTGAATATATGACTTCTAATGTTGTTCGTGAATCGTTGTTTTTTGACAGCATGGACACTATTAAATTTTGCAAAGGTGTGAGGCTAAGTATGGATGGCGGCCCAGTTAATATTTATGTTGGCAAACAAATGAGTCCTAATGAGCCTACAACTTGGGAAGGCCCGTTTGCTTTTGATCCTTCTACTGATTACAAAATAGACTGTAGGGTAACAGGAAGACTATTGGGATTTAAAGTTGAGTCTACAACCGATGTGGCTTGGCGTTTAAATAGTTATGATATGGATGTGGTGCCAGCAGGTAAAAATTAATGGTAGATTATACAAAATTTAGTAATGTTAAATACAGACAGTACGAGCCACCAGAAGAATACAGAAGAAATTACTTCATTGATGAATTTAATAAAATATCATTTTCCATAGATTTACTGTCGGATGAATACTTCCCTAAAAAGGGAGTTAGCCCTATAAAAACAGACACATACACAGCAACAATTTATGATGATGTTATCTTATGTAATGGTGCTTTTACTGTTAATCTTTATGATGCAGGTGGGCAAACAGACGAAGTTGGAAACAAGATAAATGCAGGCAGACGGTTAGTCATCAAAAACACAGGAACTGGGACTATTACGGTTGATGGCAGCAGCACACAAACTATAGACGGAGCGGCAACAAAAGCCTTGTCTAGCCAATATGATGTTATGGAAATTGTTTCAGACGGCAACAACTGGCATATTATAAATGGGTAAGTCTTTAGTTCTAGGGTTTTAAGCACAAATATATGGTAAAATCAGTAGAGGATGTTGCTTTAATGGGTGTTCGCCAAGATATGGTTAAAGCCATATGGGATCAGGCTAAACCTCATTTAGAAAAAGCACTGGAGCATAGCGATGATGAATTTAAAATTGACGATGTTCTTCAATTCTTACTTGACAGAGCAATGCAGTTATGGGTGTTGTACGATATTTCTACTCACGATGTTGTGATGGCAGGTTGTACAGAAATTGTAGTTCACCCGAATAAGAAGATTTGCAGAGTCGTACTCATGGGTGGCTTAAGTATGGATTTATGGCAAGCCCAGACACCGATATTTGAAGATTGGGCAAGAGAACAAGGTTGTGTACAAATGGAAACACTAGCAAGAAAAGGGTTAGCCAAAAAATTAACTGAACTAGATTATAAACAGATTTATCAAGTTTGTAGGAAAGACATATAATGGCTTATAATTTTACACCACTTCAATACAGTCCTTACCAATATCAAAATCAATTAGGTCAAGCACCAGTATACCAAGGGAACCAAGATGGTTTAAGTCCGTCCTACGGTAAATTTCAAGAAAATCTAAGGGATTATAACGCAAACCAACAGGATGCTGGGGCAGGACAGTTCCAAGATTACACTGGGAATCAATTTCAAAGTTTATTTGATGCAGTAAATACTATGGGCAAAAACCCAATGATGACAGGACAAGCATACAACGATGTCCCAAGTTACTCACCCTTTCAAAGCACAAGAGAAGACTTCACGACAGGTGGAGATCCTACTACATTAACAAGAAAAGTTTGGGATCCATCGGCTGACGGATATGATAACCAACAATATCAATCAACAACTCCTGTTGTATTTGATCAGAAAGGTTATCTCGATGGGCAGTTTAAAAGCATCAATGATTATCTAGGCAGAATGGGATCTTTTTTTGGCAACTTGGGTCAAGGAAGAAACCAATCAGACGCAGAAGTAATAGCAAACGCACGGGGTCAAGGCCCAATGCCAACAATGCCATCAATAGGAATGAATCAAAATTTTGGTGCTGGGGCGAATACAAGTGCTAATAAACCTTTTCAATCTTTTGGTTTAAACTCAGGGGGATGGGGTACGGCACCAACTAGCTTATTTGGAGCAGGAGCAAATGCAAACAATACTTAGTAAAAAAGCACATGATTTTTATTTAATCACAGGTCAGCTTCCGGCAGTAGGTGGAGGAAAAGGCGGCGGTAGTGGTGGGGGAGGTCAATCTACCAATACAGTACAACAAGCAGATCCGTGGAGTGGTCAACAGCCATATTTAACTTCTGGTTTTGAAGCTGCCCAAAATAGATTAGGATCAGATCAGCCTAACTTTTTTCCCGGTAATACTGTTGCTCCTTTTAACTCTAACGAGCTTGCGATGCAACAGGGAGTCATAGATTATACAACAGGCAATAGACCTGCGGCTATGAGTTTTGGTGCAGAAAACGCACTGACTGGAGAGATGCTTGCTAACCCTTACAGTAATCCAGTATTTAACGCTACCAGAGGTTTAGGTGAGTTCGGTCAAGGAGCATTACAGAATTCAGCAAATCTTACTGGGGCACCTATTTTAGATGAAGCAAACGCAAGTCCTATCATGAAACAGATGTTGTCAGGCAGCGTTCAGCAAAATCCTTTCATTGGTCAAGCAATCGACAGTTTTACTAATGACGCAGTAGGTAATTTTCAAGAGCAAGTTATGCCTGCGTTAAGAGCTAGTCAAATAGCGTATCAACCGGGGGGAAGTTCTCGTGGTGATATAGCAGCAGGTAACGCAGCAGGTCAAGTGGGACGTTCAATCGCTGACTTTTCTAATCAATCTTATATGGATGCTTTTAATTCTGCACAGCAACAGCAGATGGGAGCCGCTCAATTGATGGAACAATCTAGAGGCCAAAGGGCACAAGAATCATTAGGTCAGGCAAGTGGAGCGTTTAACCCTGCATTGGGTGGAGAGTCATTAATCACGAGTAGACTTGGGGGTGGACTAGGAGCTTATCCAACAGTAGCACAGGCACCTGTTGACATGATGACAAGTCTTGGGGATGTAGGTTATGGGCAGCGAGAAATGACTCAACAGAAATTAGATGAAGATATAAACAGATATCAGTTCGGTCAAAATGTAGAAGATCAGAAATTGCAGAATTACATGAATCTAATTCAAGGTAACTACGGTGGAACGACAACTGCTTCAGCAGAACGTGGTGGACTAGGATTAGCAGGCCAATTGGGTCAAGGCGTAGGTGGTCTTGCCGCTCTTGGTGGAATAATGGGACTTTAATATGGCTTTAAGAAGCAGAAGACAAAGAGAACAAGAACAACGCAGAAGAATGGCTAGAGGTAGACGAAATCTAAGCCAACTAGCTGGGCCTGTTTCTCAAGGTCAAAGAACACCTATGAACCGTGGGTCAGGTTCCGTTAGCAGTGTGCAAGCTCCACCATTCCAGCAGTCAAATGCTATTGAGGATTTAACTACAGCAGGTTTGGCTTACAAAGGTGGGACAGGTCTATTTGATTTTACACAAGGGAAAGAAGCCTATATTGACGAAGCAGGAAATGCTATTAAAGAAAGAAAGCCTTGGACTATTGGTGGTGAGACTATACCGGAAAAGATAAGCGGCTATAATACTGGTTTGGGTAATTTCGGTAAAAATGTGATGAACATGGAACCCGGTTACGCAATAGGTAAGGATGGGACACTATCTAGTAGTATGTTTGGGGCACCTTGGGAACCACTAAGCATGGGTGGAAGTGGCGGTGGTGGTTTAACTGGCTTGGCTTCTACCCCTGACCCATTTGCATCATTAACTGGTGGAGGTAACTCTGGACTCTTAGCCCCACAAGCAGCACAAGCAGCACAAGCTGGGTCACCTGCATATTTTCAACAGTTACAGCAGTTAAACCCAATGAGCAACGCAGTAAGTGCTAGTTCCGTTGGTAGTAATTTGCCAATTGGCGGTAACAGTGCTTTTTCTGGTGGGGCTAACTTAGGTGGAGAAGCTGTTACTGGACTGACAACAGCAACAGACACAGCAGCGGCAGAAGCATTAGCAGAATCAGGAGGATCGGAGTTATGGGGCCAAGCAGGTGCGGCTTTAGGGGCAGGGCTTAATATATATGATATGACACAACAAGGGGTAACAG